TCATTTTGTCAAAAGCTTTGGCGATCTGGCGTGATGCCCAAATGTCTACTTCTATTCCTGATTCTTTTTTTATGGCCGCCAATATTTCTTTTTCTTGGATCATCATTTCTTTTTTTAGTTGTTCAGCTGATTCCACTTGGACTCTCACTCCTCGTTGACGCATTTTTATCAACACAGGAATTAGTTGTTGCTCTAGATCCCACACAGTTTCTAAACTTTGTGTTCTTATCTCTTGCTTAAACCTTTGCCATAATTTTAATGTTAACACTGCATCTTGCTCTGCATAATAACCAACATGTTCTGCAGGTAACTTCCACATCTCTGCCTTAGGATCTATACCATGAGCTGCTGCAGCTTCTCTTAATTCTGTTTCTGCTTTAATTTCTCCAAGATAATCTACTGACAGTGCATTTAATGAATAAGAAAATCTATTCTCATCTATCAATGCTGCAGCTATCATTGTATCTACTATAGTTCCGTGGACCGTGATTCCTGATGCCTCTAACCAACCGACATCATATTGAGCATTATGAAATACTTTAGGACAAGGTAAACTACATACCTTTTTCATGTAAGCCTTTACTTGTTCAGGTATCATATTACCACCACCTAAGTGACCAAAAGGAAAGTACCCTTGCCAACCATCAACGGCTACCGCAAACCCTACAATCTCTCCTTTACCTAAAGCCCAACCAGCTCCAAGCTTTTCATTAATACCATCATCACGTGTCTCCAAGTCAATTGCAATCTCAGTTGCACCAGATAAATCTTTATACTCACTTGGTGTATTCCACATAGATTTTTTAAAAGTTAATGTAAGTTGTAGTCCGTTCATTTTTTATCCTCATCAATAGGTACACCGTCTTCATCTAAATTTTTTAATTTATAATCGTAACTACCTTTTTCATGTTCATCAGTTATCCATTTAGCAGAGTTTTCTACCGACCATTTTCTTGTGCCTACAAGTCTGTTGATTGCGTTCTCATGAGGATTAATACCCATAGAAGGATCGTAAATTTTTAATCTATTATTAGGTTGTATAGCATAGTTACCATCATCTAATTCAATGACATGGCCACACTTATGTTGATCTGGTTTTTCTGAATAACCAAAATTTAATTCATTGTAGTCTCCACCACACCAATCAATTGTAAAAAGATATTTACCTTTTCTTTTTACATTCCTTCTTGAATTGTATTGCATAGTACACCCTGCAATTTCATAAAAGGTTGTGACACTTACATTATAGCTAAAGCTATCCCACATAACTAACTCATCCAATGGTAATTCTTTTACTCCAGGTTCCTTACAGAAAGCTGATATAGGTGCTCTCCACCATAGACCACCATCTTCCATTAAGAAGTGAAACAAAGGTACTTGATTTGGTATTGAACTAAATCCAAACACTCCTACTTCAAAATATTTATCGTGTGAATCTTTTTGATCTCTTAAAAAATTACCTCTTACATAGCACTCTATAATAGGTATGTTTGCATTTAAGTAAGCCATTACTTTCTCTCCTCTTTTATTTTCTCTATTTCTAATTCACAGTAATGAATTATTTTTTCTAAGTCTTGTATGGGTGTTCCCTTAAATAAATATCTACAAACATATTTCACAACACATCCTTGAAAGAATGATAATTTATTTTTTGAAATAAATGTATAAGGTTGAATAGGAAGATCTTTGTAATGATTTCCTCCAATTTGTTTATCATGTGGGAAAGCATCTTCTAACATATTTTTATTTGTCATTTTTCTCCTGTACATATATTAAATAGTCTGAACCTATTGGGTACTTAAACTTATAATCAGTTCTTAATAAATGTAAAGTTTTTCTTGCTCTTGTTGCACCAGTGTACCAAACTTTACGTTCATCACTTTTTTCTTGTTTGTTTTTATTTGCATAATCAGAGGGGTAGTTACCTTTACTATAAAGCACAACATGATTTGCTTCCCCACCCTTAACAGAATGAATAGTATCAATTGTAATTAAAGGATCGTTATCTAATTCTTTTTGTCCATACCTTCTTAATAATCTAATAAAGTGTCTGACTTGTCTAGGTTTAAAATTTCTTCTTAATATCCAAAACCAAGGTTTATTTTTTTGATTATCTTCTAGTGTTAAGCCACACCATTCTTTTAATGTTTGAAAACCATAATCTCTAAGGTCTGGTTCTGCTCTCCAAAATTTATCAGATCTAAATGCAGGGTCTTCTAACTCTCTTATATACTTAACCATATTACGAGCTGCTTTTTTATCTATTGTTTTACCCTTAGTAATAGTAGTCCAAGCTTTAATAGCCTCCCATTGTTTTTGATCAAAACATTTTGTGCCTCTATTATCTTTGTAATATAGACCTGCATCCTTAGCTAACATTCTTAGTTCATTTACAGTCTCATTAATACGACCTAAGATATACCAATCTTCTTTTAATGTTTCAAAAGGTATCTCTTTAAAAGATAAATAACTTTTAACTGAGCCCTTAGAATCTCCAGGTTGATATTCTTTTTCTTCACTATCTCTTATACCTCTTCTAATAACTTGAGAAAATCTATGTATTGCTTCTCCAAATCTTTGAGTCTTTCTTAATTTTACCTTTCGACCTGGGAAGAACTGAGTAAAATATTTTGGATCAGCTCCATTCCATTTATATATAGCTTGGTCATCATCTCCTGCTAGATATATTCTCTCTACCTTAGGTGCCATCTTATATAACACTGACCACTGTAAGGGTGTGCAATCTTGAGCTTCATCTAATATTAAAACTTTAAGAGAAGGAAAGTCTACTTCTGTTATTGCTCTTTGAATCATATCATCAAAGTCTATAAATGATCTTTCCCCTCCACCAACTTTGTAATGTTCGTAGGTACTTATTTTTCTTTGAAAAACTGTTAAAGAATCTTTCTTGTAACTCTCCATTTTATAAGCTTCTTCTGGAGAGATTAATAAATTTCTTGCTTTACTATAAACTCCTAAAGACCAATCCTTGTACATAAAGTTATCATCAGCTAATCTTTTATCAGATGACTTAATTACTTTAGTTTGTAAAGCAAAATCAATTGTGCAATCTTTAGGGTCAAAAACTTCTTCTGGAAAATATCTTCTACAATAAGTATGTAGTGTTTTAAATCTTGAGAAATCATCAGTACTATAATTTGGAAAAGACTCCATTGCTCTTTTGACTGCAGTGTTAACAGCTTTGTTAGTAAATGATAAGTAAGCTATATCACTTGGACTTATTCCTTTTCTTAAATAATTTTTTAGAACTCTTTCAATTAAAGTATATGTTTTACCTGTACCTGGGGGACCAAAGATCTTCACCGTCTTATGGTAAAGATCTTTAAGTACTTTAAGTTCTAAACTTTCCTGTGTGGAATGCATCATCCATTTCCGATGGGGTTTGGTTAGTTTCTTTTTTCTCAACTACTTTATAGTCAACAAACTTAGGCATTATAACTGACCATACATTTTTAACACCCTCATGATAATCTAATCTACTACAGCTCAAAAGATTCAAGGCTTCACTAGCACTCTTAAATGTTTTATCACTTCCTAAAAATTTCTCAAAAGTAATTTTTTTAAAATAACAAATATTAGTTTTAGAATCTAATACAACATAGTTATCCTGTAGTTTTTCAAAGTCATCTTCTTCAATATGGCTCTCAAAGAATTTTTTAAGAAAGTTATATTTCTCTTCATCCAGTGTATCTTTAAATTTCATCTTCTCATTCTCTACTGCTTTCCTAACTAAAGTAGCCATAAGCATTTCAAATGGTGAAGGACCAGACTTAGGCTTAGGTAATGTCATCCAATAAATTCCATACCTTAATAATTTAACTCTAAAAGATTTCTCGTCTTTCATATCTTCTGGATTAATTATTATCTTCTCGTCTTGGAACTTAAAAGTATATTCAATTGATTTAGTAGATCTAATAAACTCTACATCTTCAAAGTCATCAATCATGTCTGGAACTTGAGAACCAATACCAAGCTTTCTTAACTTACATAGATCTTTATTACATAATGGTGCAACTGCATTTGTTTTAGGGGGACACTTATAAGCATATTCTTTTTTAGATAATGATTTAGCTAAGGTCTCTACTTCTTTATGGTCTAAGGGAGAAGTAAATATATCTTGGTTTCTTTTATGTAAGATATTAATTAACTCATTAGCGTTTAAGCTGCCGTCAGCTTTCTTCATCTCAAGAACACCAACATTAAAAAGTAATTCGTTTCTGTGATTACCTTCCCATTTTTCTGAGATCATCTTTTGAACACAAGGAGGATAATGTTTCCAATCACTCTCTGGCTCATATTCTTTAAGCTTTATATTATTTAACTGTTCTAAAGTAACAGTCTTGTTAGCTATCATTTCTAAAAAATTATTTAATAGTACTGGAGTGTTGTTATCATTATATGCAAACTCAGTTGTTTGATCCATATTGAAGTAAGGCATGTTCAAACATTTATTCATCGGGAATACTTCCTCAGAATAGAAGAATGTTTTATTCCATTGGTTAAGAACTTTAAGAACATCTTTGATAGGGTACCAATCATTTAAAAATAAAAATAAATGTAGTCCACCAGATTTAGATCTTACTGCAATTAAAGGTAATTTGTTTTCTCTTATAATATCTACAATTTTCTTTTCAGAAAAAGTTGAATAGTTTCGAGGATCAATATCAATACATCCCCACTTACACACGTCACCATTCTCAGGTTTAATCCCGATTCGTGTCTCTCCTTTTAAATGTTTCTTCCATAGTTCAAGGGTAACAGGTTCGTGGATCGTGATTACTTTAACCTGCTTCTTGCCCCGTTCATCAACTTCCCCCGTGAGAGAAGTTGTAATGAACAGTTCAGAATTACCCTCAAATATTTTTAAGAGTTTTTGCTCCATGATTAATTAAAATGGAACTGATTCTTTAACAGCTTGATTGTTACCTTGAGATTGATTCTCTTGAGAGAAATCTACTTTTCCAAAGATATCACTTGTCATTGCACTTTTATAAAATGCTTGTGTGCTCTGCAATGTTTTAAGATTTTTATCAGTTGATAAAATTTCTTGAAATTCTACAACCCAACCACCCCAAGTATAATCTTTACTCGATTCTCTTGTG